TGATGTCCTTGTAAAGGGTCCGCCTCTCGATGTGCTCGTCCTCGGCTATTTGCTCGGCGCTTTTCCTCTGCTCGTTGATGTAGTAGGCCACGATTATTCGGTACCGGCGCAGCTCCTCGTCCTTGCCAGATTGCTCGCAGTCGATCTTGTAATAGCGCAGCATCTCGTCTATGTGGTTCAGGATGATGAGGGTGCGTTGCTGGCTCTTTTTTATGCTCTCGATGTATAAGCTATCGTCGAAGGAGTATTCATCGAGGCCGTCCAGTATGTCGACAGCGTTCTCCTTCAGCTGGCTTGCCTTATAAACCGCATTCTTGGCGTAGTTTCTGAAAGACCGGTAATTCTTGAGCAGCAGGCGGGTGTTGCGCAGCCTTCGGTCGTAGCGGCCCTTCTTCAGCTGCTTCTTTTCCTCGGCCAGATAGTCCATCGCTGCCTTGATACCTGCTTCCGTTCCGCGCTGGACGGCGATCTCCATGATTCTGCTTCCCATGGCGATATAATTCGCGGCTCCTATGCCCATTTCTTTGCTGTTCATATGACTTCCTCCTCCTTTCTGTTAGAATGGGAGGTCCTCGTCTGGTACTTCGATTTCCTCGAAGCCGTCCGGGAGCTCCTGTGATGGCGCTGCGTATGTTCCTGCTGCGTCCTGCTGTGGTTTTTTGTCACAGAATTCGATGTCTTCCGCATAAAACTCCGTGATTTTGTGTTTCTTGCCGTTGTCGTCATCGTATGTCCTTGTCCTGACGGTGGCGGTTACGAGTACCTTCCGGCCTTTGGTTAGGTATTTGGCTGCAAATTCCGCCTTTGTCCTCCACGCCACTATGGTTGGCCAGTCAGCCTCATCCTCTTTGTCCTTCTGCCTTGGCCTGTTCACGGCGATGGTGAATGTGCAGACCGCGACTCCGTTTTGGGTGTACCGAAGCTCGGGCGTGTTGCCGAGTCTCCCTGAAAAAATCGCTTTATTCATCCGCTATCTCCCTTCTCCCGCCAGCCTCGGAATGGTATATGACTGGTATTTTTAGTCGTCTTGCAGTCTCTATCTCGTTTCTCATGCCTTCGCTGGGGGTTCCAAAGGCCCACAGCTCGTCGCAAATGGCGAGCAGGTCTATTCCCATCTTCATTCCCGTTTGCCTTTCCTGCGGGTCTGTGTCGTCCAACACGGCGCTGTAGAAGAGGTGAGGGGTTATTGGTATTGCTCCTTGCTTAATCGCCGCCTCGGTGTATTTGGCGGCCTTACGGAGGTTCCTCTTGATGTCGCCCTTGTATGGGCTTGCTATGTACACGATCCGGCTGCGGGGTGGTCTTGGTGCGGGCGGCTCGTGCGCTCTATTTGGGCTTGCTGAGTATTGGTCGCCTCCGCATGCGGGGCATTTGTATCTGTTCATCCTAATATCTCGCCTCCATGAAGTTGCTGAATTTTCGCAGCCATTCTGTGGCTTCGGCCATCTTCTTATCTTTGTCGCATGCCTGCTTGATGTCCTCTTTGGATAGCTCCGTGTATTCGAGTAGCCGCGCTACCCATGCTTTTAGTTCTTCGTTCTCTCGCTCCGCCAGCTCGTACCGGCCTCTGAATAATCGGGTATCCCTGTGGGCGCTTTCGAGCTGTTCGTTGAGTTCTTTGATTCGCTTCACGTATTGCAGCCGCTTCTTTTCGAAGTGCTTTTCTGCTGCGGTGAATTTCTTCCCTTTCATCACCAGTACGCCTCCATTCCTTCGTGGCACTTTTCGTCTTTGCTCCAGTCATAGGTTCCTTGCTCCCATTCATCGCACTGCATGTTGTAATTTGCACTTTTAATGTCTTCTATGTTCCAGCCGTCTACGTCTGCTGCGCAATCGGGATAATTCGGATCGTGTATGAAGCCTATTCCCACGTCTACGCCGTCGTCGCTTTCAAGCCATCCCTTCAGGTGCTTGCAGGTGAAGCAATTCTTTAGCGCCGGATCCTTTTTGCACTGGTGGCGGTCCGGTGTTTTGAAGTCCTTTTTACAAAACTCGCACTGGTATCTTGTTACCTCTTTCATTGCTGCGGCCTCCATTTCCAGAAGCCCTGTTTCCCTGACGCCGGTATTGGCGTTTTGAAAAGCATCGGGGCATCTAAAATCCAGCCGAAACGTCCCTTGCTCCAGTCTCCGAATGCACGTTCTTTTGGGGTGTCGTAGCGGCTGCCGTATAATTGTTCAATTGGTCGGCAATCTATAATCTCTATGGTGCCGACTATCACACCTCGCGGCGGTTCGGGCATTCCGCAAACGCCAGCCTTTTGGAAGTATTCAAGCTCGCCCATGGGAATGTGTAGCAATATCCCGCTGTGGTCGCTTTTGGCTGCGTGCATTGCGACGCGTCCTCTGAAGTTGGTATTCCAGCTTCGTGTCTCTATTCGTTTTTCTCCGGTGACTGTCAGCGTCGCCCATGGCTGCCAGATTGTTATTGCCTTCATTCCGCCGCCTCCTTGCAGTCCGCGCAAAAGTCGCACCATTCTCCTTCTATCTTTTGGCTTTTCCATCCAGCCTTCTTCTTGGCGTCTACGGCGTCGTAGAAGTCGTATTCCTCCTTCAGCTCGGCTCCGCAAACGTCGCAGGTCGGGGTGTATTTATCCTTGCTTTGTACTATGCTCATGTTTGTCTGCCTCCTTTGCTTTTGCTTCGTCCATCTTCTGAAGCTCACATTTGTTTCCGGGCGGTCTGTCGCACCATCCGTCCACTCCCCACATGCAGTCCTCGGTGTATTCGCAATCTCCGCCGCGTTTTGGATATTTGCTCATCGTTCCTCCTCCTTGATGGTTATTTCCTCGGGGCTTATCCCGTGCTCGTAAGCGAGCAGCTCTTTTGTGGCCTTGAGCTCTCCTTCAAATGTGCCGGTGACTGTGTATGCTGCGAGCTCCTTACCGGTGCTGTCGTAGAATGCTATCCATTTGCTCATTTTGACTCCTCCTTGTTTGTTCTGAATGCCGCCATGATCTTTTCGGTGGCATCTATGTACTCGTCGACTTCTTCCTTCGTTTGGAAGTCCGGCCAATGTCCCGGCACTACCGTGAAGCTGGCGTCCTTATATCTCTCAAAAAAGTAAACCATAACCTCGTCGTGTTTTTCTTTGCTCATATCCAAACCTCCACGATGCAGGGGTCGTCTTTTGGGTGCCTGTCCATCTTTACCATGTTGCTGGGTATCTTCTCGCGTATCTCCTCCAGCGTGTCTGCCGTGGCCATGATGTTTGTGGGAATGTCGCAATCCCAGAGCCTGGCTATGAATTTATCCGGGTAATCCTTCGGGTGGTCGTAAATGCAAATCAGGGGGATGCGTGTCTGCTTCATCGCTTTCCCGATGTCAAACTTGTTTACTTCGTGGTCTTTCGTCGTGTCTATGCTCATGTGCGTTCTCCTTTCATGCGTTCAATTATTGCGAGGTAGGGGAGGCCGCTGGTGCCTCCGGTCTTGATCTCCCAGTCCGGGTGCAGCTGCGCTGCGTTGGCGCTGGCCATTCCCGGTGTGTCCCAGAACCATCCGTATGCCTTGACCGGGCAGGAGGCCTTTCCGCTTCCGGCTTCCCACGCGTCTCTTGCTGCCTTCCAAAACGGCCAAGGTACCGCGAAGAAGCGCCGTAGGCTGAAGCTCACCAGCACGATTCCGATTGCTTCCGGGTCCTTGCAGAAGTCGTCCATGTAGTCCGCCTGGTGCGGCTCTACCCGGGAGAATTGGATTCGATCGCTCTCGGTATGCTTTGCTTCGATCGCTACCGGTGTCCCTTTGTATCTCCCCAGGTAGTCCACGCAGCTCTTGCGTTCTACCTTGGCGTTTACCACTCTGCCGGTTCCGTCCCTTAAGGGTATAAATTCGGTCGGTACCTTGTGAACGCATGCGGTTCCGTCCGCTTGGTATCTTGCGTGTACGAATTCGAGGAATTCTTCGAACGGCTGTCCTCGATTGGCGTGGCTCCTCATTGCGCTTCTCCTCTGAACATGCCCGCCTTCTTTGCGGCGTCCAGCTCTCTGTTGAGCTGCAGGATCGTTCCGTTCCCGATCCGGTTCCCGGTGCCTATCCTTCCGGTTAAATATTCGATGAAGTCTTTCACGCATGCTGCGCCGTCTGCAGCTGCCTCTTTCGTCTTCTCCATTTGTGCCTCTGCGAGCTTCGCTCCTTCCTCCATGCCTCTCCCGTATGTCCTGTCCACGAATTCGCAAAACTGCTGGACTGCCTGGAT